AAGTGAATCAATACAATTCTTCAACAGGTACACAGTTAATGCAAACCTACTCTAAAATTCATGATGAACGTTTCAAGTATTTTCTAATTAAAGAGAAGAGAGATGTACTAAAATCATTATTACATTTTTCGAAAAAAGAAAAAACAGAGACTGCTTAGGCCGCATAACATCATGCGGCTTTTATATTTTTAAATGAATGTCTAATTTAAATTTGTCTTTCTCTTTCCATTCCTTTTTACGAGTATAAACGACTTTCTCTACGATCGACTTAAGCAGCTTATTAACTTGTTCAGGATCATCAGTTTGTTTGATCGTTTCTAAGACTGATCGTGCTCGAGGGAGGAACGTAGAGTAATGATTCTCTTTTTCCATTTCGCGTTCAATACTCAGTATAGTTTCAGATATGGTTTGCTGCAGTTGTTTCATCTTCGATACGATGATGTTTTGTCTATCCATAAATGTTTCAATATCGTATACACCTTGTTCCAGCAAATCATGTAAATTCATTTTTTGTTTTTCCAGGACACTCAACTCTTTTTCAGCATGCTCTAATGTTTGTTTGAGACCTGGGATTACTGATAATTTTTCTTCTTGTTTTTTTATTAACTCGCCTTCAATAGTAATAGATTCTAAAATTGATTCTAAGGATTCTATTAACTTATCATAAACAATTGGTAGGAGAGCACCTTTTTGAAAAGGAGCACAAGTTCTTGTTTCGCAGCGCACTTGTTTATTTGGTCTATCTTTAGTATGAGTTACTTTAAGAGCACGATCGCAAATGGAGCATCTTAATATGGTAGCCATTGGATTCGATAGCTTTAGTGTTTGTACAGTTGGCGTTCTGTATCTCGAAGAAAGTGCATTATTTGCTGCTTGAAATAATTCCTCGGAAACAATAGGTTCATGTACATTTTCAACAATAATCCATTTCTCTCGAGGAAGTTTCTTCGTTATACGTTTGCCATTTCGTTTATACTGCTTCGTTTTTCCCCATATGATCGTTCCTTTGTAAACCTCATTTTTAATGATATAAGAAATGCTTGATTGATCCAAACTGATATTTAGAGGGAGGATTAGCTTTTATAACTCCTTCTAAATATCTAGCTACTTTGTGCCTTCCTAATCCTTCTGATATTTTTTCAAAAATGATTTTAACTATTGGAGCTGCCTCCGGATCAGGAACTAATTTTAAATTCTGATCAATTTGATATCCGTATGGTGCTTGCTTTCCGATGAATTTCCCTTCTTTTGCACTTGCTCTTCTTCCATTTTGCAAGCGCTTGTTAATACTTTTTAATTCCTCACGAGATACGATACTTTTAACGCCAAACATTAATTCTGAATTTTCTTGAGTAGGGTCAATGACGTCAGTAGGTGTTAAGACTAGTGTCTCGGAATAGCTAAATGCTCTGTATATTGATCCCATATCATACATATCACCACGACCAAGCCTGTCTAAATCTACAACGAGCACCGCGTCTACAGCTCCATTCTCCACTTCTTTCAGCATTTGCTGTATTTGAGGACGTTCAATTATATATTCACCAGATACGACTTCTTCGTACGGTTCTCTTACTAGGTTATGGTTCTCTTTTTTTACGACTTCCAGCAAGAGCTTTCTATGCCTCTCTAAAGTGTCGCCACCTTCTTTTCTTTCGCTTTCTATATCTTTACGGCTTTTTCTAAGGTATATGAATATATCTAATCCTGTTGGACGCATAAGTTACACCTGCCTTCATACTTAATTTATATTGAGAAAAAGCTTCGGACATTCATCAAAAGAAGCTCCTCTAAATCATCTAAGCGGACTAAAAAATAATCGATTGAATCAATGTCCATAGATTTATTTTGGTATTTAAGATCACTTAAAACAGTTGGTATATGTACAGAAAATTGCTTGTTATTGAATGGGTCTTTCGTTAAGGCAGCTTGTGTAACTGTCGTGACGGATAATGCATCATGGAAGTCTTCTGGCCAAAATCGTTCAAATGGTGCATCAACAGCAACAGTTATATACTCCTCAGATGTATTACAAGGGATAAGCATAAGCATCCATTGCGGATTTAATAGACCATCTATTTCATCATAGTAAACGCTTAATTTCATGGCTTAATCGTTCCTCTCCAACTTGATTTTTCAACTTATTTAATATTTCTATAGTAGAATCATAGACTTTGCCTGGCTGTAATGATTTTCGTCTCTTCGATCTATAAAGCTTGTGTTGATACATATCCAGCCGTCTTAGTGCAAATTCATAATTAACATTGAATGTGTTCATAATTAGATGAATTGTAATATCAGATAGCTCGTCTAACATAAAAGTAGGTACGCAAAAATGATAGGCGAAATACTCGGCTTGGTATTCTTGGAGCTTTCTAAATAAATCATGCATATTCAATTGCAGACCGCTATGTCGTAAAAAGTGACACACTTCATGGCCAAACATCATCCATTCTTCGATCTGAGTACCTTTCATCATCACGATTTCATTGTTGAGTCGAAAAGCTCTTCTTTTATAAGTGATTTCAACTCCTAGTTTTTTTGCTATGAGATTCATATCCAAATCCAAAGGGGATTTAACCCCAATTGACTTATAAAGTTCGTAAATGTAATCTTCAAGATGTGTGTTCAACAGCAAAACCTCCAATATCGGAAACGTATGTTCTGTTTTAAAGGAAAATTATTAGGTGTACTAAGTACACCATTAAAATCCAAACAATTCATTTAAGGCAAAGAGAATTCTACAACCATCCCAAAGTCTGATTGGCCACTTATTTTATGATTAAAAAAGGCAATTAAAAAGTCGTCTTCAAAGTATGAATGAAAATCTTTTGATAGAGAGTTTTCAAATTCTTCTGCGAATTTATTTAAGTCTAGGTCAAGTATAGATCCGATATGAAGTGCAGTATTAAGAGCGACCCCTTGTAAATCTTGGTAAGGTTCTTCTTTAGAAAAAACGACAGAATAGTTATCTAAAATCTTTTCCTCATTATAGATTGCTATCACTCCGTAGTTATTAGATGCATATAACATTCGTGCTCCAGTTTCATCAATTTCATTTGAGTCAGTAATTTCATTTACTTCGTCTGATAATGAAGCTAATTCATTGAACCTTTTAACAAACTCAGTTACTTCGTCAATTTCATCTGGTTCTTGCTCTTCAGTTACAAGATCATCAGTTTCTTCAGGTGTATTATTGTCCTCACTTATTTCCTCAACATTATTGGTTGTTGAGTTATCATTACTACAACCAAATAAAAAAGTAAACATCAATAGCATAATAGATAGTTTCTTCAATATTACTTCTCCTTTTGGTTCTTCTTAAATTTTATATACTCATAAACTTCTTTCAAATCCTCTGCTGACAGTGATTCTAAATCATGAAACATAAGATCAATGTCAGGGAATTCGGTTGCTATTTTTTTCGCTATTTCTGTTTTAGGATCGCGGTCGTCTGTGTTCGGCTTGTCTGTTAGACCAAGTAGGTAGTCTGTTGAAACTCCGAAATAATTTGCTATTTTTGTTAAGGTGTCATAATCAGGTTCTCTATTTCCTTGTTCGTACATTGCATATGTAGTTCTAGCAATGCCTAAAACTTTGGCTTGTTCTGCTTGAGTTAATTTTTTGCTTTTACGCAAACTAGACAATCGTTTACTTAACATACTTATTTTCCTTTCTAGGATCACATTATAACTCAATTATAGCTACACAATTAGCGTAATTAAATAAATGACACAAAAAGTGTAATTTATCATTGACTTTACGCGTTATGTGTATTATCATAATTTCAAGAAGTACACAAAACGCGTCAAAGAAGGTGAAGAAATGAGAAAATGGTTACTTCAAAAAAGAACTGATCTAAAATTCACACAAGAAGATGTAGCCGACAAAGCTGGAATAGCAAGAACCACATATGCTTCAATTGAACAAGGTTTGAGAAATCCAAGCGTGGCTGTTGCTAAAAAAATAGGTACGGTTCTTGACTTTGAATGGACAATTTTTTTTGAACAGGAATGTCACGAATCGTGTCATGAAACTCAAAGTAAAAAAGCCATCTAACCCTGGAAGGAGGTGAAAGGATGATTTTAAAAGATACCCTTATTAAATCTATTGAATTAGTGAATTTTGTTGAGTCAGAAGGGTGGAGTGAAGAAGAACTCGCCAAAGTTATTAACCTTCTTCACTCTGAGTTAGATCATTATTCTTTGTCAGCTGATTTACCGCAATTTTCTACAGTTGAGTAAAAATATTTAAATGTTTTGGAGATATTTTCTACATTCGTATGAGAACCAGATGATTTGTTTTTTACTCTTTCATTTAAATGCTCAATATAGGACTTCGTTAATTCTAATGCAATTTCTTTATCTGTTAAGGACACGTGTAACACCCCCTTTCTAGTATCAGTTTACTAGAAAAAGGTGGAAATAAAAATAAAACGCCATTTAACTCCGAGAAGGAGGTGAAACCAATGACTCAATCACGTGAACAAGATTCTAGAAAAGAGATATTATCTCTACAAAAAGAACAACAAGAAAATATTGTTAAGGCTCAAAAAATTGTGTTGCAGCACCTTGAGCAAACAATTGAAGAGAGAGATTCTGCCACAGTTGCAGCTATGGCAGAAATACTCAAGATTTAAGATTCTATTCCCGGGAAGGAGGTGAATGTTAAACATGTTACAAAACGCAAGGGCTGTCCCACTCAATCTACAGCATATAGATGTCCCAAAGGGGGCGAATGCTGTGGAATCCAAAACTATCAAGATTGGCAACACAATTGTCACGATTCACTCTTCTCTTGTTAATATGTCACCTGATCAAATTCAGGAATGGTTTGACGAAGCTGTCAAGCAAGGTGATCCGGTTGCACATAGTTTAGTGACGGCAGTTTCAAACATTGCAACCGCAAAGGATCAACCTTAACTCAATTTTACTAGTTAACTAGACATTTTGTTGTTAATGCCTTGCAAGTTATGTGCAATATCTGCACATGGAGGAGGTGAGGAAGAAAGATGCAGTTTGGATCAATACTTAAGAAAGTGAGGTTGAACGCTGAGTTAAGCCAAGAAGAATTAGCAGAAAAGATGTTTTTATCTCGTAGTGCAGTCTCCCGATTGGAAAATGACAAACTGGAACTGAAAGCAGGCGATTTAATTAGGTGGTTCCAAGTAACGAACGCACCAGAGATAGCAGCAGCGATTATATGTGGTGTCGATATAGGAGCACTCATGCATTTGTTATCGAGTTTGTCGTTAATTAGTTGGATTTACTTATTTTCATTTTAAAAATTGGAGGCGATGGAAATTGAAAATTAAAGCGTTAGAAGGATTTAACCGTGCGGAAGTGCAGCTGGTGATAGATACGTTGCGTTTGAGCATGAAAGGTAAGCCAGAGAAGGTTAAGAAATTGACTGAAATTAGCTTGAACAAGGTGATCGATCATGGAGCAAATGCAGATCTAGACGGGATGGAAATGAAGCAAATTACGCGATCTCTGATGAATAAAGCATTGATGCTACATACGTTGTACGGGATCGAATCCAAAAAGACGGAGAAAAAGTTGATGTACAACCTTGCTCACACCATTTCTATGAGACTTATCGCATTTCAACGAGAATATGGACCATCGATTGAAAAAATAGAAAAAGCGCAAACTGCGGTAACAGTTCACGCTTCTTAAACCGAATAAATAACTTTATGTAAGTAGTTTATCAACTTTGAGTTGATTCGGCAAGCCGCTAGCTTTGCCGAGAGAGTCATGACGATTCATGTCCATCCCAACTGACGTTAATTTATCTACCTCCTATTTTATATCTCTCTCACAACGTCATGGCTCTCTCGGTGCAGCTGGCACCAAATCTTTGCTCTTTGATAAAAGAATAGGAGGCTTTCAATTGATTAATGAAATTGCTGGAAATTTGGCGGTACACGCATGTTTTAACTTCGATCAGATGAATGAGTGGCTAGAACAAAATGCTGATGTAGAAGTACTTGACTTTAAGTTTAGTGGTATTGGACAAGTACTAGTTGTGTATCGAAAGGAGGACGTGTGATGCAAAGATTACAGCCAGGCGATCCGTTAGAGGTAATCAAACCGTTGCGATACAGGGAAAACAATGAAGAATTCATCACCGAGTTTGATCTACCTGCTGGTAGCCAAGCGGAATACTTAGGGAAAATCAGGATCAGAAAAGTAAGAGTACACGAACAGTTACATCCGGAATATATCACTAGCGACATCATGCATTTAGAGACGTTGCTAATAGCCGGTGGTCACGAAGTAAGAGTGGATGATGGTCATGGATTTGGTTGTTACTTTACGTTCAAGGATTGGAACGAGGTGTTTGAGTATTTCAAAGTTCCAAGCAAAAAAGATCACCAGAATGCCGTCTGATGATCCGTGGATTACTTATACAAAACCCTTTATTTCAGTATAGGTAATCCTCCAAAAAAATCAAGTTAATCAATTAGGAGGTAATCATGAACGAATTACAAGTAAGGGATAATCAGTCAATTTCAATCATCGATACGGTAGATCTAGATAGTATTCAACAAACATTAACCAAGATTTCGCAATTACAAGCACTTATTCAAAGCACGTTAAAAGAAGGTCACGATTATGGAGTTATTCCTGGAACAAATAAACCAACTATGTATAAGCCAGGTGCTGAAAAGGTGCAAATGCTTTTTGGGGTTACGAGTGAATACGAGGTTACAGAGCGTATTCAGGATTACGAAAAAGGTTTCTTTGCATTTACTATTCTATGTACGATCTCTCGTAATGGAACCAAAATAACTGAAGGTGTTGGTCATTGCAATACAAAGGAGACTAAGTATATTAAACAGGATCCATATACGTTAGCAAATACTTGTCTAAAAATGGCGAAGAAGCGTGCTCAAGTGGATGCTACGTTAACCCTTGCTAGTCTCTCCGAAATTTTCACTCAAGACATAGAGGACATGAAGGAATACTTCCAGGCAGAGAACCTTGAAACGATGACTGCTGAAGATGCAGCTAAGATGAAGGTCACATTTGGAAAACATAAAGGGAAAACGCTTAAAGAAATCTTTAAAACTAACAAAGGGTATCTTGAATGGATGCTTAATGCGGAAAAGACCGATGAATCATATAAGAAGGCTATACAACTAATGTTTGATGCAGCAAAGAATCATGAGAAACAAAAGCAAAAAGAAGATCAAAGTCAACCTGAACCACCGGAGAAAAAGGAAGAGTTTGAAGATCCATTTGCAGCAACAGAATCTTTTGATATCTCAGATGATGATCTTCCGTTTGATAAATGATTTATAAGGTGCAAATACCTCACGACTTCATTTGGTTGACTGAGGGTTATGAGAATCGTGCAGAGATGTTTAAGGGATATGTCTTGGGATACGTGTCAAAAAGTTATCCCGAGCTATCTCTTATAAAAATAGAAGGCATGACAGCGATCTGCGAGAAAAAGGAGGGCATTTTTGCTATGAAACAAGGAAAACGACCTACTAAGCGTCAAAAGCTGTTAATGGAGCAGAACGCACTTAATTCTAACGAGTGGTTAGTAGTTAAATCATTAGCTAGCGAACTGCATTTGGTGCATAGGGAAAAACAAGATCAATTGGTTATCCACTTGTAGTCTATTTGAAAGAGGTGAGACAATGTCTAGTTTTCCGTTCAACACCTATAGCGGTCTTTTGACAGCTGAGCATTATAAACGGATGGGAAATGCCATATGGTTATTCCTCTGGTGTATAAGTTCTACAACTAAAGAAATTGAACGTGACGGTGAAACGTGGGGCATTGTCTTGGGCAATAAACCTCATAAGACAACGGAAATCGCCGCTCTGTTTGATGTTAATGTCAAGACCGTTGAGAGGTGGATTAAAAGGCTTAGTGATGAAGGTTATCTTCGCATAACGAGAGCACCTTATGGATTAATTTTTACAGTAAAAAATTCTAAAAAGTACAGATCAGACAAAAATGTCGGTTCTGATACTGAACAGACAAAAATGTCGGATCAAACAGACAAAAATGTCGGATCTAATAAAGATACTACAGAGATATTACAAATTACTAATACTAAAAATAATAGGGTATCTGAAAATGGAGAAAGTGGCGGGGTGTCGTTCCCCGGTCCATTGCGTGACGATCGTCAAGATGTTGTTCTTGATGCAGAAATACCACAAACTCCTGAAGATGACGTGGACAAGCTTGCTAATCGATATATTGAATTACGAGCGAGTGGGTTAAATCTTAAGCTGATGATTATCAATCCATTCAGCGAGTGTTATCCGAAGTGCCAATCGTTGAAGCTATTAAGCTGTTAGAGGCTTGTTTTTCAGATTATGAAAAAACGAAAAGACCAGGTCAAAGAATTAATTCTTTTTCTTACTGCGAGCCTTACATAATTGATCGCCATCATGAGAATGTAGCTCGCCTTGAAGCAAAAAAGAATGTTCAAAATCCTAAAAAGCAAACCAAACCAATTGCTAGATTTAATCAAAATCGTAAATTCAAAAATACAAGAAGAGACACTTTACCAAAGTGGCTTATCGAGGAGCAGGAAAAAGGACAAAATCCTGTTAAATCAAGAGCCGAAACTGTAAAGCCGGAAAAGAGCTTTGAAGAATTGCTTGCTGAACGGAACAGGATGAAAAAAGAAGGAGTGATGACATGAATCAAGGTTTGCTGAGATCGGCTATAGTAGCGAAAAGAGAAGAGCTAATTGAGCATTTAGCGAACGCTCGGGGATATGAGCGTAATGAACTTGCGACATTAACTCTAACAGAATTGCAAGATATGTTGAGAAAGGTGGATGGGTGTTTTGAATCACAAACATAACAAAATTATTGATACCTTGATTGCCACGCAGATTCTAGGTTGGAGCAATATTACTTCGACTGGCAAAGTCTCTGCAGTTAATTGGTATAACGAGAACGGTAAGTATGTGACGAAGATGCATCATTTTAAACCGACAAGCGACTTGAATAGAGCCATTAAATTGCTTGAGTATTTTGATGATTATACGCTAACTAGGTCATCTGATGGGTCGCATAGGTGCGAGATATGGGAAGAGAATGAAAGAGAGCGTTACCTCTTGGTGGAAATAGAAGATGATTCATTAGCAATGGCTATTTGCATAGCGATTTTAGAAGAACAGGGTATTGAGTGGGAATCATATCAATCGGTTGACGAGCTTTTAAAAAAAGACGTGGTACAAGCTGATGGACAAATGCATACTACTTGCTCACGTTGTAATCGACCTTTGAGATCCAGAGAAAGCCAAATGCGTGGGTATGGTCCAGAGTGTTGGAAAAAAGAACATGAACAACCTGAACTAATAAGTCTGCTTGAATCACAAAATGATGAAAATTTTATGGACGAGCTTACAAGTGATAAGAAGGGAATTGCTGTTTAATGAAAAGCATTGAACTTTTTGCAGGGATTGGTGGAATATCCCTTGCTGCAGAATGGGCTGGAATAGAAACTATTGCATTTTGTGAAAGGGATAAATTCTGTCAAAAAGTTTTAAGGAAACATTGGCCTGATGTACCGATTTTTGATGATGTAAGGACTTTAAATAAACAAACTCTAAATGACAGGGGTGTAGACGTTGGAGCAATTGAGCTTATTACCGGAGGATTCCCTTGCCAACCTTACAGTATTGCCGGGAAGCGAAAAGGCAAGGAAGATGACCGCGATCTCTGGCCAGAAATGTTTAGGATCATCGAAGAAATCAGACCCACTTGGGTTGTTGGAGAAAACGTTGCTAACTTCGTCAATATGGAACTCGACCGCACGCTTTTTGACTTGGAGAGCATCGGTTACAAAGGGAGGGCGTTTGTTATACCAGCTTGTGCTGTCGAAGCCATGCACGAACGAAAGCGGACCTTCGTTGTGGCCCACTCCTTTTGCAAGCGATGGAGAGGTTTGGACAAAAACAGCAAAAAAAACGGTTCTAGAAAGTTTGAACAAATATCTGTTCATCCCAAAAACGAATCGGGGAGTTGGGACAAAGAGATTAATATACTTTTTGCAGGCGCAGAATTACTCGCCAATCCAAGCGGCAGAGTTTTACGAAACGATGATGGGCTTTCCGAAGGGGTGGACAGACTTAGAGCATTAGGAAATGCGGTTATTCCACAACAGATTTACCCATTATTAAAGACAATTGTTGATATAGAAATTCATTAAAAAATGGAGGGGATATTGATGGGGCACGGAAATCGCGGTATGGCGTTTGAGCATTTAATCAATGTCACGAATCAGCAATATTCTAACAAAGGAATGGCCATAATCAACAAAAGGCCAACTCCTGTTAAGGTGCTTAAATCGAAAGGAACGCGTGTGTTAAGCGGTTACTTTGAAGAGAAATCAACAGTTGATTATGACGGCATCTATGAGAGCAAGCCAATCGTATTTGAGGCAAAAACAACGGGTGAAAAACGTTTCCCGCTATCTATGCTTTCTAAGCACCAATACGATTACCTGGAGCAGGCACATAAGAATGGTGCTATCGCCTTCCTTTTGATTGAGATACGGCCAGTACATCGTGTATTTCTTCTACCTGTTGAAACGTTCCGCCATTACATGGTTAAAGCCAAAAAAGGAGGACGCAAAAGCATTCCGCTAGACGATCTAGATATTTATGCATACGAAGTTAATCGAGGCAGGGGCGTGCTTTTAGATTATCTTGCAGTGGTTAATAAGTTGGAGTTGGAGAAGGTGATCAATCAATGAGAGCATCTAAAGTTGTTATCTATTAACTGGATCCGTGCGAGGTAGAAGAGCTTTTATCAAAAAAAACGAGCCATAATGAAGGAGTGAAAATGATGATTCAACTGCAAAAGGTTTTTGATTATGAGGATCAGCAAGTTCGTACTGTTGTGATTGACAAAAAAGTATGGTTTGTGGCCAGTGACGTCTGTAAAGTCCTCGAAATAAAAAATGTAACTCAAGCTATCCAGCGTTTAGAGGAAGATGAACGGTCTATGTTCAACATAGGGCGTCAAGGATCGGTAAATATTGTTGATGAAAGTGGACTGTATGAATTGATTTTGTCTAGTCGAAAGAAAGAAGCAAAGGAGTTTAAACGTTGGATTAAGCGAGATGTTCTACCTTCGATTCGCAAGACAGGATCATACACCATCGAAACTCCTTCATATATGGTTGAGGATCCGATCAAGAGAGCAGAGTTGTGGATTGAGGAACAGAAAAAGGTGCAGCTGCTTGAACAACGTGCAGCAATTTACGAAGAGAAAGCCAATTATGTTGACGAAATTCTTAAATCAAAAAATACAGTCACCACTACTCAAATTGCTAAAGACTATGGTATGTCAGCAACAGCACTAAATCGGATTTTAAAAGAGGAAGGTATACAGTACAAGGTAAGAGGACAATGGGTACTGAAATCTGGTTACCACGATAAAGGATACACAAAATCCTATACGGTGGATATCGAGCGCTCTGACGGGACGCCAGATGTAAAAATGAATACACACTGGACACAAAAGGGAAGGTTGTTTATCCATAGAGTGCTCGAAAAGAGAGGTGTAGTTGCGATGATGGACCAGGAGTTAATGTCAGGATAATAAAAAAGCCATTCCTCTCGGAATGACTAAGTACTGGTAATACTTATTATATCATATCCGAGGGGGAATCGGCATGAGACTGAAAAATGTAGAAATTAATCCTAACTCTGGTAAAATAGAAGTAGATATTTGTAAAATAGACAAGCCGTTTGTAATAGTTGTGTCTGGTGGTCGTGCTAGATTGACAGAGTTGCCTTCTCATGGAGAGACAAAAGTGGTGACTCATCAAGGGAAGGTGAAAAGAGTAAAGTTTGATGAGGGGGAGGAGTTTTAGTGACAGAAAAAGAATTAGGTGGTAGGATAGACATTCCACCTTTTTGCTATTATGATGATATACAAAATATTATAGACACCATTAGTGAAGAGCACTTAGGGTTTTCAAAAAAATGGGTATCTGGTAAGTCAGATCTATTAAATTTGAATCAAAGGCAAATAAGACATATATTTAATATAAATAATGAACTTAGAATCAATACTTTTGATTCTAAGTTCCTCAGGCAAATAATAACATACACTTCTGATTTATATGCATTGACGGCTTCTCTTGATTTAGAATACAATTATACTAAATATGATCTTCGTTCACGTATTAAAGAACCCAGTTCAATAATGAATAAGATTATTCATTATAGGTTTGGCAAAGAAGGAAAAGGGAAATATGCAATCAATAAATGTCTTAATGATTTGTTTGGTTTAAGAATAGTTATTGAAGGATTTGACCATAATTGTATATTGTTTGAGAAAATGTTTACTGATATTAAAGATTCACTAAAAGAATTTAGAATAAATATTAAGCATACTAGACAATTTAAAGGTGGTTATAAAGCAACCCATATATATTTCCATGGAGATTCGAACAAGTATTTCCCTTGGGAACTGCAAATTTGGAATAAAGATGACTTTAAAATGAATGATGAGTCTCATGAGAGATACAAGCAAGAGTACACAAAATGGGCAAAAATCCATAAAAGTGATACTGAACATGAAAGGGGGAGTTAATATGGCGTTACATTTTATCGCTATTCTAAGTCATTACAAATCGGGTGCTCGGATAGGTTGGCATTATGCTGCTGAAAACAACCTTGATAAAGAGAAGATACAAGAATTTTATAGTATTTTCAAAAAATGTTGTGGTGATATTCAAATTGGGATCCATAAACTTTCTACAGATTCCTTAGATTGGAGTTCGGTAGCAAACAAAGATAGCTTTTTTAAAGATGTTATAGTAACTAAGGATGTTGAGCATTTTGTAAAAATGGCAAGCACTGATAAAAGACTAACAGCATATGATGTAGCCAAGTATATCTTAGCTCATCTCCCTTGTAGCCATTTAAAATTACAAAAGCTTATATATTTTAGCTATACAGAATTCCTTACTAGAACTGGAGAAAAGTTATTTGATGACAAAATTGTTGCATTTAAATATGGTCCAGTTGTAGAGAATGTATTTTTTAAGTTTAGGCATCATGGTCGAAACCCAATTGACTATGTGGAAGACGATGTATTTGAAATTTCATCATCGGATATTGCAGTTAAACCTTCTTTTATGAAAATTTATTCATCTGAACACGGGTTGCTAGCATTAAAATGCATAACTGAAGTATTAAATAAATATAAAGACTTTTCAGCGAGCAAACTTGTTGATCTTACTCATGTTCCCGATGGACCATGGTCACAGGTTTTTAGACCGGGGGAAAACCGAGAAATAACTGATGATTTAATAATAAAATCTTCAAATTCTTCATTATTGAAAATTTAACTACCAGCCAACTGGAGGACACTTATTGATTACGAATTAATCGTAGTCAATTGGTGTCTTTTTTTATTTGCAAAAGGCAAAGCATCAACTTTAAAAGAAAGGGTGATCGATAATGGAAGCTAGACAATTATCATTTATCCCGGCAATACATGAGATTAACGATAAGGCTGTGCAAAAAGCTGTTATAGAAGAATTGAGGAAGTACAGAGCTCTTAAAGTGAAAATACAGAACAAACATGAACAGCAAAAACAAGGCGTATCGCTATTTCCTTCACTTCGCAGTGCAAACGGCATAAAAGAAATTGAAAAAGAGGACGAGCTTAGGGTTAAGCAGATGGAACGTGCTATTCAAGTCAGCCTTGACTCTGCTGAGAGGTTAATAATTGAAAAAAAATACCTGTCTCCGGATGAGATAAATGACATAGCTATTTACTTGGAGTTAGGTATAAAAAAGGGGAAATTTTACGAAAAAAAACGGTCAGCGATCTTCCGTTTAGCAACAGCACTTGGAATTATATAGCGGACAATTATTGGAGAAATTCCGGACAATAATCGAACAAAAAGGGTACCAAAATGGGTACCTTTTTTGTTTTGGTTCCACGTTAAGCTATTTATACAAAGGAGACACGCCTATCTCCAGTATCAATGGCGTACCGGGATTGATCAGAATAGCGTTGATAATCATGCAGTCTTAACTAGGAGACATGATTGGAGCTTAGCGCAAGTCGCGTCTGATTGGTGCGCGGGCAGGATGGTATTAAAAGCTCCATCCAATATCATTATTAATAAGCCATCTTGACGTTTTGACTTTCTCCTGGAGGCGGTAACAGATGGCACTGATTAATGAAATAATGAATGAAAAAAGGGCTGACTTACGAGGAAGCTCTCTTTTTGTGCATTATATAGAAAGGGGAAGTGTAGTATGAATATTTTGTCTATACCTGTTACTAAAATAAACCCAGCTCCATATAATCCAAGAGTTGATCTACAGCCAGGAAATTCAGAATACGAAAAGCTCAAACAGTCAATCGAAACGTTTGGCTATGTCGAACCGTTAGTGTGGAATGAGCGGACTGGTAACCTTGTAGGCGGACATCAACGGTTCAAAGTTTTGATGGAGGAGCAGCCGAAGCATATCGAGGTGTCTGTAGTCGATCTAGATCTGGATAGAGAAAAAGCACTGAACTTAGCTCTAAATAAAATTAGTGGTGATTGGGACAAAGAAAAACTTGAAACGCTGCTTTTGGAGCTAAACGATGCGGACTTCGAGATGTCATTAACCGGTTTCAACGAAGAAGATATCGAAGAAATCCTGTCAGCGACACCAGCAGACACGGAGGAGGCTTTTGTGGAGGAAGATAATTTCGACGTTGAAAGAACGTTGGAAGACCTCTGTCAAAGAGAAACGGAGACCGAGTACGGGCAAGTTTGGCAGTTGGGTGATCATCTACTTGTGTGTGGAGACGCAACCAAAAAAAATGATGTACAGAAACTCATGAGAGTGAGACACGCTAACCTAATTGTTACGGACCCGCCTTACAATGTTGCAGTTAAGAGCGACTCCGAACGTCTTAATTCTGATGGCCATAATACCATTATGAATGATCACATGCCTGCAGAAGAATTTGCAGGTTTTTTGAATGCCATTTTTGCAAACTATGCAGCAATCATGGATAAGGAAGCGGCCATTTATGTATTCCATTCATCTTCTTTTCAACGAGAATTTGAAAACGCCATGAATGCAGCTGGTATTGTGGTTCGTAGTCAATGTATTTGGGTGAAAAATGCACCATCATTTGGCTGGAGCCAGTATCGATGGCAGCATGAGCCGGTATTCTACGGTTTTAAAAAAGGTAATTCACCAAACTGGTATGGCGATCGGAAGCAAGCAACAATTTGGAGAACGGGATTGTTAGAAGAAGAACCTGAACCTACTACGGTTTGGGAAGTTAGTCGGGGAGACGTGAGTAAATACGTACATCCAACACAGAAGCCGCTAGAGCTGTTAGAAATCCCTATAAAGAACAGCAGCGTAAAGGGGGATTATGTAATTGACCTCTTTGGAGGGAGTGGTTCAACACTAATTGCCAGTCATCAACTAGGAAGAACGTGCGGATTATTAGAATTAGACCCATATTTTTGTGATGCCATTAAGTTGAGATTTGAGCAGTTGACGGGTATTAAGCCTAAATTAATCGAGCAAGTATAAATAAAAGAGGGGGTGCTGGTACACCTCCCTCCCTTCACAACGCCGGTAACCCGGCTGAGATAGCGACACACCGTGCACGGTTTCTGATAAACTCGCTATCTCGCTTTCATTATAGGTGAAAGGTCGGGTAGAAGGCAATGAAAAACGCAAACAAATGTTCTGTGAAAGAGGAAGATAGAGAAAACTTGTTGCTTCAATATGAGGTTGCCCAGGTAGAAGCGATAGATGAAGCAAAGGAGAAATATAGGAAAATCGTTAATGCTGGTATTAGTCGATGGGTAAAAGATTTTCAAAGTGGCCATATCAAAATTGATTCTGTAGACGACTTGAAAAAACTCATCGAACTCGACCTTGAGTTGCAGCGAGACGATTTCTGAAACAAACACAACTCAATCCAATTTATGGGGGTTGGTGATGATGTAGATGCCAAGACCAAGAGATCCCCGACGCGAAGAAGCCAAGGAAGCGTGGCTGAAGTCCAAAGGGGAAGCAAAATTAAAGGATATTGCTTCCTATCTTGGAGTGACTAGCTCGACCATCCGGAAATGGAAGGCACAAGATAACTGGGAAGATGAATTGAAAGGGAGCGCTCCTAAACTGAAAAGGAGCGCTCCTAAACGAGGCAGAACAGGAGCTCCAAACGGGAATAAGAATGCTGAGGGTAACAAAGGAGGGCCGCCGCCCGGCAATAAGAACGCAGTAGGGAATAGTGGTGGAGCTGCTCCTATTGGCAATAAGAACGCTCTTGTTACAGGGGAGTATGAATCGATCCTTTTTGACACGCTGACTGAAGAAGAGCAAATAATGTTTGGAGTAATTGATACTTCTCCAGTTGGTCAAATTGATGAGAATATTCGGGTCTTGTCCATCCGTGAAAGGCGAATGATGGAGCGGATACGAAGTATCCTCTCAGGATTAACGGAGACAGAAAAGCGAATATTAAAGGAGCGAATTTCCGTGAAGGTGCCAGTAGAATCGTTTAATGATCGAACTGGCAAGTTTGAAATTAAGACAGCAAAGCAAGACCAGTTGGTAGTAACGGAAGAAGAGGAAACGACCTACCGGAAAATTGATGATGTTTTAAAATTAGAGGAAGCACTCACACGTATCCAAGGGAGGAAGCAGGCAGCAATCAAGCTTAAACATGAAATTGGGAGTGTTTTTGAGCAACATAAGCTTGAGCAGCTGCAGCTGAGTATGGATAAGATGAAAGTTGAAGTTGCCAAGGTTGAAGCTGAAGCTGAAATTGCAATAAATAAAGCGGAAAAACTAACTTCAAGTGGCAAAGTCAACGAACTGCTTAAGGCCCTATTAGATGTCAAGGCTGGGGGTGATGGCAGTGGCACGGCTGAAGTTCAGCGAAAAGCAGATTCAGAACATAAACCAAGTAGTTGATGGAATTACATTTGAGTTGAATGAAGGCACTCCACGTTCCGGAAAAACTACTTCCGATGCTTTTAAAATGGCCTATTTTTATTTGCGTACACCGGACCAAAACCATTTAGTGTCTGCCTACAACCAGGAGCAGGCCTTCCGTATGTTTATGGATGGTGACGGGTTAGGACTGATGCATATTTTTGCCGGGTGTTCTGATATAAGACACGACGAACACGGCGACCACTTGTTAATATATACTCCAAACGGTGAGAAAAAGATCTATTACAAGGGCGGAGGGAAAGCGAATAGCGTAGGTGCTATTACGGGTATGTCGCTGGGATCCGTTACGTTTCTAGAATTTAACCTTTTGCACAAGGATTTTATTAAGGAATCATTCAGACGTACCTTTGCTGCCAAGTGGCGTTATCACTTGGGAGAGCAAAACCCACCAGCTCCTAACCATCCGAACCTTGAAGAGTTGGACAGGTTTATTAAGTCAGGACGTTATTTATTTAGGCATTGGACACCTAATGACAACCCAGCACTCACAGAAGAAAGGAAAAAGGAATTATACGAAGAGCTTTCATCAAGTGAATACTTACTTGATCGAGATTGGTTTGGAAAACGTGTCATGCCAGAAGGCGTTATTTACGCTATGTTTAATCAAGATATGCATTTAGTAAAGACGATCGAAGGCAGAGTAATTGAAACATTCTTTACTGCTGATGGTGGTCAAGGGGATGCTACAACTTGTGCATTTTGGGCGGTGTCCTTTCATGAGGGTAAATATTATCTTTATAGACTTGCCAATTACTATCATTCTGGGTCAGAATCGGGGCAAGTTAAAGCCATGTCTGTCTATGCGAAGGAAATCAAACTATTTGTAGAGTGGTGTTATAGCAAATGGGATTTCCCCCGTTGGAATCATTTCTTTGTGGATCCGGCTTGTAAGTCTTTGAGAGAAGAGCTTCATTTGTTAGGCATTTTGACTGACAAAGCAGATAACAACAGCAGAGATAAGATATCTAGTAATGGTTTGAAAATTGAAGTAGGTATTGAAAGAGTACAGAACGCCTTCTCTAAAGGAGTTCTTTTTTATTGGACATAGAAGGTGAGTACGATCATTACAACTTGATCAAAGAGATTGGGATGTACGTCAGAAATGATACTGGAATGCCTGTAGATAAGTATAATCACGCATGTGACGAATTACGTTATGGCGTTAACTATTTCACAAAAACATACCTAGTGTGAAAGAGGTGAGGGAATGTTTGAGAGAATCAAAAATTTCTTTCGGAAAGGGGGCGCAAAAATCGGCATGGTACAAAGCTTAAATAAGATAACAGATCATCCTAAAATTGCTGTAACGCAGGAAGAGTATGTACGAATTGAAGAAAATAAACAGATTTATCGAAGTATCTTCGATGATGTTGAGTATCTAAACAGTGAGGGAGACATTGTAGAACGTCCTTATCATTCGCTCAATGTGAGTAAAGTTATCTCGAAGAAACTAGCTAAATTGGTATTTAACGAAGGTTGCACAATAGAAGTGGAAAAAGAAACGGACAATGATTTTCTGCAAAATGTATTCACTCATAACAAATTCCGGAAGAATTTCGGGGAGCAGCTAGAAGCTGGTTATGCGATAGGTGGGTTAGTGCTAAGACCTTATGTTGATACAGGGTCTAATCAAATAAAAATTTCTTATTGTCAGGCTGATTCATTTTTTCCTTTGCAATCAAACACTAATGATGTAAGTGAAGCTGCCATTGTTACAGTCACAAGGGAGACAGAAGGCAAGAAGGAAGTATACTACACCTTACTTGAATTTCATGAATGGCGTAAAAACGAATATTGGATACGAAATGAACTATACCGTTCTGAACGGAAAGATGAAGTTGGTATTGAGGTTTCTTTAAACTCCTTAAAAAAATATGAAAATCTCGAAGCAGAAGTACACATGAAAAACTTTAGCAGGCCTTTGTTTATATACATCAAGCTTGCTGGAAAGAACAACATCAATTTAAACAGTCCACTTAGTTTAGGGATTATAGATAACTCTAAAAGACAGATTAAGGACATAAATGATAAGTATGACCAGTTCATGTGGGAGATCGAAGAAGCTAAACGGAAAATAATCGCTTCTGATCACTTTTTCAAAGTCCGATTTGACGAAAAAGGAAGGCCGATAAAACGGTTTGACACAAAGACATCTGTTTTTCAAAAATTTAAAACGGACGAGCCTTTTATCGATGAATTTGTACCTTCTCTGAGAGCGAAGGAGTTTATTGAAAGCATTAACTTCATTTTAAGAACGATCGAATTACAGACCGGTTTTAGTGCAGGTACTTTCAGTTTTGATGGCCACTCTGTTAAAACGGCAACGGAAATCATCTCGGAAAACTCTGAGACATTTTCCACTCGTTCTGACAATGTGTTAATTGTTGGTGAAGCTATTAAGGAGCTCGTAACAACGATTTTTGAGCTTGCAGCTGCTTATAAGATTCACCCAATGCCAAGAGATATAAAGCCTATTATCGATTTTGATGATGGGGTTTTTGAAAGCCAGGACAGTAAGTTGAAGTATTACGGTAAAGCTACGACATTTAAGTTAATGCCGAAAATTGAGGCTATTCAGAGGATGTTTGGTGTATCTGAGGAGACTGCAAAAGACTGGGTTAATCTCATAAGACAAGAAGAATTAGAGATGGATCCTGCTAATGTTGATGAAGATGAGTTATATGGTGATAGGGAGTGATTGAATGGATCCTAAGCGTCCTCGAATCACACCTATTCAATTAGATTTGTGGTCCAGCAATATGTCTGAACTCTATAACAGTCTCGAGGGTGAAATTATTAGAATCCTTATCAAACGCTTGAAAGGTGGTTCTAAAGATATCACATATTGGCAAGCTCAAAAGTTAGCAGAGTTGCGATTGTTTAATAACGATGTGGTTCGGCATCTATCAGAAGTGACAGCAATAGCAGAGCCGGAAGTCAGAAGAATGTTTGAGGAAGCTGGCAAAGGATGATCCAAGACATAGATCAATTTATGCCCTATCCAACTAAGCCAGTGCCTAACAACTTGGACGACATCATGAGGGGCTACTATAACCAAGCATGGAGCGATATTGATAATTATGTCAATCAATCACTGGTAACTTCTAACTACAGCAGAGGGACAGCTGCAATCGCATATCAAAATGTGTTAAATCGTACGTCTGCTCTATTTAATACAGGTATTTATACGTTTGAGGAATCCGTCGAAAAGGCAATCATCGAAATGGCTCAAAAAGGGATTAAATCTACTTTCACTAACAATAGAGGTCGCTCTCTAAGCATAGAAGGCTACACACGCACCGTTTTGAAGTCAACACTAGGAAACACCTTCAATGAGGTTAGAACGGAGCGTATGGCTGATTATGGCGTATATACGGTCGTTGTAACTAGCCTTGCCGGGGCGAGGGACCAATGTTCAATCATCCAAGGCCATGTTGTGGATTTAAGACTCCCTAGTGAAATACCGGAGGCTAGCGAATACAAAAGTATTTACGATCAATATTGGAAAGCAGAGTACGGCACAGCTGGTGGTCATAGAGGAGCAAATTGCAGGCATTTGCATATACCATTTATTCCAGGTGTCAACACGAATAATCAACCGCATTACGACAAGGAATTAAACGAAAGAGTTGCAAAAGCTAGGGATACACAGCGACGAATCGAAAGGGAGATTGTGAAGTATAAGAAGAACCTTATGATTGCCGAAGAGCTAGGAAGTAAGAATGTGGCTCACTGGAGCATGATGGTAAGACGTAGGCAAGCAGCAATGAGGAAACACCTTGAAGAGAATGGTGATTATTTAAGCAGGAATTATGGTCGTGAGAAAGTGTACACACCTTTAAGAAATTTATTAGAAGATTTTAGTTATAGTAAATAGATTTGTTTAATTCTTTTCTATACAATGTAAGTTAAGAGAGGAGTGGTAAAATGGACGACGAACTTTTAAATTGGCTTTTATCTCTAATAAGAAGTCACAATTTTTGGGCAACTATCCTAGGGGCTATAATTGGAGGTTTATTTGCATTAAGGATTGCTAAACATCAAGTGAAAGAATCAGAAAGACATCACGAGAAACAACGAAAAGGTATAGTAGATCATGAAAGAAGTCTTAATTTGATAAATATACAATTAACTGAGTGTAGGAAGGCTATAAAGTTTTTAATCCATCTACCGAATGCTTTACTTGATGTAAATAGTATATTAAAGGATACAGAAAAGTTTCAAGAAAACAGTCAGAAATTATCTGATATTGCTATAAACTTGTCTAGTGAATTGATTTCATTAGGGTCTACAATGAAAATATGTGATTTTAAAAGAAGCGATATAGAGGAGTGCGAAGAATTTCGAATGGAGGTTCACAGAATCTTAGATTTAATTCCAATACGGGACCATACCAACATTTCAATTATAGCAATAGAATTAACAACTAAAATTGATTCTTTACACGGTAAATTGATAAAAAAGCAAGAAGAATTGATAGCCTGCTTAAAAACCATGTCCTAGACACGACATAAAAAGGTCTTTTTGTTATGCCATTAAAATCGTAGCTATGCGTTAAATAGCTAATCCATCGCAGACTATACTGCGTCAACAAATGTAGGAGGCTCAAATGAATAGAGAAGAATTGAAATCTTTAGGTTTAACAGATGAACAGATTGATAAGGTTATGGCAAGTCACGGGAAAGTAGTTAACACGTTCAAGGAGAAAGCTGACAAAGTAGACGGCCTAGAAAGCCAGATTAACGATTATAAGCAACAAATCGCTGACCGTGATACGCAGCTTGCTGATTTGGGCGAAAAGGTAAAGGACAATGAGGAGTTAACTGCCGAGATTGACCGTTTGAAAAGCGAGAATGAAACAACAAAGACAGAGTTAGAAAAGAAGTTAGAACAACAAGCGTTTGACCACAAGTTAGAAAATACTTTGTCTGGTGCTAAAGTCAAGAATACGAAAGCAATAAAGGCTTTGTTGGATATGGATACTATTAAACTTGATGGCGATGTGTTAAAAGGTTTAGATAGTCAGCTTGATAGTTTAAAAGAAAGTGATCCGTATCTATTCGATTCAGAAGAAAGCCAAAGTTCTCCCCAAATTGTTCCACCCGGTAATCCGAACGGCGGGAGTAAACCTCCTGAAAACGATCCGTTCGCTGCGAAATTGGCTAAATACGATAATTAAAAGAAAGAGGTAATGAGAAATGAAAAAGAAAATGCGTTTAAATTTACAGTATTTTGCTGAGGGTACAGCAAACCAAAACAAAGCAGCCCGTAGTTATCAAAAGCAATTCAAGCAGTTACTTCAAGCTGTTTTCCGTACGCAAGCTTATTTCCGTGATTTTTTCGGCGGGGAAATTGAAGCACTGGATGGTGTGCAGCACAACGACACAGCGTTTTATGTCAAGACAAGTGATATTCCGGTGGTTGTGGGTACCGAGTACAACAAAGATCCGGACACTGCCTTTGGATCCGGTACAGGTAACAGCACACGCTTTGGTCCGCGTACTGAGATCATCTACCAAGACACGCCAGTTCCTTATACTTGGGAATGGGTGTACCACGAAGGTATTGACCGTCACACGGTTAATAACGATTTTCAGGCTGCAGTAGCTGATCGTTTGGATTTGCAGGCTCAAGCTAAAATCAAGAAGTTCAATGCTCAGCACAGTAAGTTTATTTCAAGTACGGCTGCACGCACTGAAACCTTGTCAGGATACGAAAATGACCCAGTGCTTGAACTATTTAACACACTGGATGAGTATTACACAAACATTGAAGCTATCGGAACAAAAGTGGCTAAAGTAAATGCGAAATTGTATAACGCTATTGTAGACCATCCACTTACAACAAGTGCAAAATCATCTTCAGCAAACATTGATCAAAACAGAATCATAACCTTTAAAGATTTTGCTATTGAAAAATCCCTGATGCAATGTTGCAAGAAAATGAAGTGGCTTATGCTTATATCACTGGAATTGGAAAAGCCTTTACGGGGATTAATACAGCTCGCACGATTGAATCAGAGAGCTTTGATGGTGTGGCATTGCAAGGTGCAGGTAAAGCCGGAGAATTCATTTTGGATGACAACAAAAAAGCAGTTGCTAAGGTGGTTTTTGGTGGTCAGGGAAACTAACTGACCCCGTTATTGATAATGTCACACCAACGACTGACGGGGCAGTCATCGATTTAACATAGAGAAAGGAGCAATTACATTGGCTAACACATTTAGAATTTATAAAGGTGATGATGTAGTAGCTGAGGGGGCATCTCCCTTGGCTATTACTGGTTTAGATCCAAATACGAGTGTTGCTGCAGGAGAATATCAAGCTGTGAAAGTGGATGGAGAGAACGAAAGTGATAAGGTGGATATTCCTGCATTTACTACTTTGCCAATCTCCGTGACAGGTGTAACGGTGTCGCCTAAGACATCTAGTGCAGAAGCAGGAACTGCTGGAAGTCGTCAATTGACAGCTACTGTAGAGCCAGATGATGCGACAGATAAAAAGTATCGTATTCCATTGCTCCTCAAACAGAGGGATTGTCTGTAAGTGAAAGTGGTTTAATTTCATGGACAGATGATGTGCCTGCTGGTCAATATACTACAACCGTGACAACAGATGACGGAGGTAAGACGGATCAGCATACACTGACACTTACGGAACCTGATCCAGATGAAGAAGGTTGATCATGATGGCTTATCTAACATTTAAAGAATTTGTGGAATTGACAGAAGGGACTACAGGAGTAAAAGAGGACGAGTTTAAAAATTTACTCCCTAAAGCTTCAGCTGTATTAGACAATGTTACAAGTCATTTTTATCATCGACATGATATCGACAAGGATAATAAGTGGCGTGTACGTCAATTTAAACGTGGCTTATGCACTCAAATTGAATATTTTAATGATTTGGGAGCAACAACCTTTGATTCTATTAATAACTCACCACAGACGTTCCAGGCAGGACGAACGGTTGTATCTAATGCCAGCCGATATAATCCGTCTGGTGCAAACGAAAGTAAGCCTCTACTTGCTGAGGATGTCTATATTTACTTGGAGGGCACAGGACTTTTGTATAGTGGGGTGAGGTCATGGTAATGCCAAAGCCACCTAAGGATTTTTGCATTGATCGCTTTATATACCTAGAGTATAAAGGCGGAAATAGTTGGTCAGAACCCGAATATGCTCCTCCTGTAATAATTGATCATTGTCGTATTGATCGTGGTGCAACTTATAGTTCTAACGCATCCGGTAAGCAACTACTTTATAACGCGGTTGTTTTTTGCTATGAGGGAATTACTACTCCACTTCCGGAGTTTAAAACTCAATCAGTATTGCAGTTCGATGGCAAAGATCATGTTGTGACAAAGGTGATACCGATCTATGAGGCATATGAAAAGGTTATTTACTCATACGAGTTGGAAGTGGTCTGATGCGATTAGACATTAATTTACAAGGTGCCCGTCAAAAGTTGAGTTCACAGGCACAGCTACAAGGGCAAAGAGATCTTGCGAATCAAGCTGCAGCAGACATGAATCCGTTCATCCCCTTTAAAGAGGGGAATTTGAGACAACAAATGACTATTGCAACTGATGGATCGAGTATTAATTATCACGCAAAGTATGCAGGCGTATTGTTTTATATGCATATGTATAATTACACTACACCTGGAACGGGGCCACGTTGGGATATGAAAGCTAAGCCACTATTCATAAGAGATTGGATAAATGCATATAAGAGGGGAGCCGGTTGGTGATGGATTTTATAGAAAGACTTAATGACAAAATCAATGCGATTGATCAGTTGCCGATCGTTAGTAAATTAGGCTATCTAGGCACTGAAGAATCTCTTGTGCTGTATCCATTACCAGGCTCTCGAGTAACCGCAGAGTACATGGATGGCACCACTGATCAACAGTTAAATTATGAAATAGCCATGAAATCTAAAACCCAAAGCAAGATACATCAATCATTGTGGGCTATTCAAAATGAGTTAGAAGGATTATCAGAGATAGAAAGTGCTGATGGTAGCTTTGAATTTGATGAATTAATCATAACCAACAAACCATTCATCAATAACGCTGATGATCAAGGATGGTTTGTTTTTTTATTGAATGTGCAAGCAAAAATAACAGTATTTAAGGAGAGTGAATAATCATGCCAAGACAAAAAAACGCATTACGAGGCATTTTGTACAAGCTTATGAGCCGGGTCAAAAAGAGCCTGGAAATGAGTGGTTAGAGTTAGCGAAGTATATTTCTTCTATAGGTGACGATACGCAAGAAGAAACAGAAAATACAGCATTCTATGATGGGGATGGGACCCCTGAAACGGACGTTACTTCTGTTGCAGGAGCCTACACTCCAGAAGGGTTTTATGATCCAGATGATCCTGCACAGGCGTTAATTGCTTCGTTAAAATATAAAACTGGTGAAGGACGGAAAATTTGGCACAAAGTTGTGTCAGCTAATGGAAAAAAGGAATGGGTCGGACGAGCTACTGTTTCGTCGATTGTCGCAGGTGCTGGTGATGCAAGTGCTTATGAAACATTTAGCTGCAATATCAGATTTGATACTATCCCGAATGAAACTGACTTATCGGGGGAGTAAATCCCCCATCTGTTGTTGGTACCACACTTTCAACGGATGGGGCAACCGTAACATTAGATTAGTAGCGGAGACACCCTATTAGAGTGTCTCCTTTTAATGAGGAGGGTTTGTAATGTCAAACGAAATAAAGATTGATATAAAACGAACGGGGTTTCCTGTGAAAGTGGGAGAGGTTGAGCTGTGGTTTGATAGTTCTATCGAAAATCTAAGACATTTTTTTAACGTTGAAGAAATAGCCCAAGAAAAGTTAAGAGAAGCTCAAGAAAAAGCGAAGCACATTCACTTTCCAGATGAACTTGAAAATATTGAAGATGTTGAAATTGAAACAGTTGATGCAGCACTAGATGTGAATAAAGAGTATATTGCTGCTCAATATGACATCGTATTTGGTGATGGAGCGTTTAAAAAATCTACGAGCATTATCCAGATATAGTAGCACTTGAACAAGTATTAGATCCCATCGGATTAGCCATTGCTAAGCGAATTGAAGAACTAGAAGATGAACGTCAAAAGCAAGTGGAAGCCAAGAAATATGAATACTTAAACAAAAAAGCTAAAAAGAAGTAGGTGACGTTTATGAGGTTGAACGATCCTCATGTCACTGGCTTTGAATTTGAAGGCATTGAGTATCAAATTGATTTAGCTTTTGATAATGTGCTAGATGTGTTTGATGTACTAGGTGATAAGACACTGAGGGAACATGAAAGAGCGGTGATATGCCTGGCTTTACTTTTAGGTGATGCTCAATATGACAAGGCAACCACAATTGAGTTATGGAACCACGTCTATGAACAGTTTATCCATATTAAAAATGAACAACCGATTGAATATGACTTAAAAGGTAATCCATTGCCTGTTCAATCCGATGATGAAAAAGAAAAAGTGATTGATTTGGAACAAGACGCGGAATATATTTTTGCGTCTTTTAAGCAAGCTTACGGAATGAATCTGTATGAAGAACAAGGAAAGCTACACTGGCATGAGTTTCAGGCTTTATTGAACGGCCTACCAAGTGACACGATCATGAAAAGAATCATCGAAATACGTACGTGGAAACCAAGCAAAGGGGATTCTGGCGAATATAAGAAAGCTATGGAAGATTTACAGCGTAGATTTGCATTAGAAGATGATAGGGAGGAGGTGGATTAGTTGTCAGATGGTGTCATTAGTATAGCTATTGAGGTGGACGGTAAGCAGGTTAATGTCGCATCAAAAGAGTTAGACAACTTAGAATCATCAGGGTATAAAGCTGGTGACGGAACAAAACAGGCAGAAGATGGACTTAAAGGTGTGAACCAGGAAGCACCGAAAGCCGGCAATAACGTCAAAAAGTTTGCGACAGCATTGGGATTAGTTGCGATTGGTGCAGCAGCCTTTAAGACGTTAAAAGCATCGATGGATGATGCTATAAAGAGATTTGACACACTCAACCAATTTCCGAAGGTATTACAAGCGCTTGGGGTTTCAGCGGAAGATTCAGAACGTGCTATGGAACGATTATCAGATGGAATTGAGGGTTTGCCCACCAAACTAGATGAAATTGCTTCAACTGCACAACGTATGTACACATCTTTTAATGATATGGATAAGGCGTCAGATTCGGCAATTGCTCTTAATAACGCTTTGTTAGGTTCCGGTGCAAGTGCTGACGAAGCAAGACGAGGTACCGAGCAATACTTACAGGCACTACAAACCGGAAATATGGATATGCAGCAATGGCGCACGTTGCAGGAAACAATGGATGTAGGTCTAATTAAAATTGCAGAAAGCTTTGGTTTTGCTGGCAAAAGTGCAAAAGATGATCTATATCAAGCTTTACAAGATGGAACTATTACCATGGATCTGTTTAACGACAAGTTAATTGAAGTCGGGACTGGAACAGGCATTATGGCACAGTTGGCCAAAGAAAACAGCTTGGGGCTTGCTACCTCCTTGCAAAACGTAAGAACGGCGATAGCTCGTGGTGTAGCTGATATGATTCAGAGATTTGATCGTTTATCAAAAGAGGTCACAGGGAAAGATATCGCTCAAAATATTGACAGTTTAAAACATATTACAAATGCTTCTTTTCAAGCGATTGGTAATGCTATCGATAGGACTACACCTTTTGTAAAAGCATTTGCTTCTGGTGTCCAGGCGACATTGCCAGTTGTAAAAGCACTATCTCCTGCGTTAATTGCTATGGCCACGGCATATGCAATGCATGCGGTGATAGGGAAAACAATTACAGTTATAAAAACATCTAATGCAGTCATTTCTACTGCAACAACATTAAAAAAATTAGCAACAGCAGCCATGAATTTATACACGACATCTATAAAAGGAAATACTGCCGCAACGCTAATCAACGCTACTCAAACAAAAATAATGACTGTCGCCTTAGCAGCAAAGACAGCAGTGATAAAAGCTAGCTCATTAGCAATGGGTGTGATGACCGGTGCCATTTCGGCAGCAACAGCAGTTAAAACAATTGCAACAGCAGCGTCTTATGCATTTGGGGCTGCGATCAGATTTTTGATGGGTCCTATTGGATGGGTTACAGCTGGTATTGGATTACTTGTTGGTGCGGTAGTAGGAATTGTCAAGTGGTTCAACCGATCAAGTGCTGAAGCGAAGCGTTTAAAAGTAGAAACAGAGAAACTTGGTGAGGAAACAGATGCCCTTGTCGACTCCATCGATGAGAGTTCGGATGCTTATAAATCGAATCAAGATGAAATCAAAAACAGTGCAAAGGTCAATAGCGATTTGGCCAAAAAGATCGAAGAACTTTCGGAAAAAGAGAATAAATCAGCTGCAGATAAGGCGTTATTAAATTCATATATCCAAGAGTTAAATAGTTCTGTAGATGATTTAAATTTAGCATATGACGAAGAAGCTGACGCTTTAAGTATGTCGTCAGAAGAAATGCAAGCACGAATTAATCTCATGAAAGAGCAGGAGACTGCACAAGAAGCTCAAAGCAGATTAACTGAAATCTTAAAAGAGCAAGAGGAAGTGGAGGCTCAATTAGCTGATACGATAGCTAAAAGGAAAGAAGCAGAAGATAATGGTAACCTATCTAGAAGTGAGAAAAAAGAGATAACTGAAGACTTGATAGAACAAGAAAAATTATTAACGGAAGCATTAGAAGATTTAGGGGAACAACAAGAAATAACTGAGGAACAAATAGTCACAGCTACTGAAAATGTTACTCAAGTAATCGAAGAAAACAATTTACGTCAGATTACTTCATACGAAGAATTAGAAGGAGCTCAAAAAGAAGCATTCGATAGTATGAAGGCAACTTATGATGAGTTGGTGGATAGTGCTACTAATGCATTTGATAAAATATCCACCGAATCAGAAATAAGCTTGTCGGATATGATAGAGAATTTAGAACATAATCAACAGGCCGTTGAAGAATGGGGAGAAAATCAAGCAAAGCTAATGGAATGGGCCTCTAAGGAAGGGCATGAGAATTTCATGCAATGGGTTGAACAACTTGGTCCTGACCATGCTGGGGAATTGGCGATGTTGGTAGAAAATCTAGAAAGCTCAAATGATGACCAGAGGAGAGAGTTAGAAAAGTTAGCCGAAACTTATGAAAATGGTGCGGACGTAGCTACTGACGCACTCAAAAATTCTTTAGGTGATGGCTTTGATGAAGCTGTGGATGTTATGGTTCATTTTGTTGACGATGGATCAAAGACACTTAGAGACCAAATTAAAAAGTCGGGCTTTGATGAAATAGGTAGCATGATCCCTGAAGGTCTTGTTGATGGAGTTGAGGGAGGAACTCCACAAGCAGAAGAAGCTTCTAAAAAACTGGCTAAAGGCGTGGCTGATTCATTTAAGGCTCAAGCACGTATAAATAGTCCATCTAAAGAGTTCGAGGAATTTGGTGGCAACATCACAGAAGGTTTAGTCCTGGGCATTATCAACGGTACCACAGCAGTTATTCAAGCAGTCGAGAAAATGTTTGAACATGTTATCAGGAGTTCGGAAAGAAGCTTTCAATCGATTACCAAAGGACATGATCGAGCCGTAAACGAGATTGAACGATCACTCAAACGATTGCCAATTATCACGCAAATGTCTATGAGTTATATGTTGACGAGGTTAAAAAATGGATCTACAAATCAAGTAAACGTTATGCGTAAATTAGCAGTTGATTTAATCAGACCTTTTAACAGCACGCCAATTCAGCTAAATTCCGTTGGTCGTAATGCGATGGCTGGTTTAAAACAAGGTCTGTTAGCTGGTAGAGGACAAGTGATGTCGACGGCAAGGTCAATTGCCAATAGCGTCGCAAGTACCATGAAGAGTGCATTGAGAATTCATTCTCCTTCTCGTTTAATGCGTGATGATGTTGGGCGATTTATTCCTGAGGGGATTGCTTTGGGGATAAGAGAAAATGCAAAGTCAGTTTATAAGGAGCTGGAAACACTATCAGATAAAATGGTCATGACATCAACTCCTGAACAGGCACTAGGCACATCTAGAATGGCTTATACAAATACCGGTAATCAAGTAGCCGAAGCCATAAAAGGATTTAAATTACCTTCTACTGGCAACAGCAGTCAAGGTATCACTGATCAAAAACAACCAGCTATTATTAACGTTTACGTGGGAACCAAGAAGCTTGCAAGTGAATTAGTAGATGATATAACCAAACTTCAAGATCGATCCAAAATCAGAAAGAATAGAAGACCGAAGCCAGGAGGTGCTTAGAATGATTTTTAATGGCACCGAAAAAGAATACATCAGAGTACGTATGGAACTATTTCGACCACCTACACCTCCTATAGAGTTCAATACCATAGCAAGTGCTAAAGGTGGAAGCAGGGTAAAGAAAAAAAGGTTTACCGATGCTACTTTGCCTGTACCGATCCGTATTAGTAGCGATCGACGTATAGAGGAACTTGAGGAAGAAATGTCCGCTTGGCTAGTGCATGATGAACCTAAAAAGCTAGTATTCAGTGGTACTCCAAATAGATATTATCTAGCTTACTATGAGAATATGGATTTAAATATTCATACTCCGTATTATGCAACTGGATATATTTATTTTTATTTGCCAGAGGCTTATCGATTTGGTGAGCGTAAAGAAATCAATGTGACAACATCTAACGCAACTCATACGATCACAGGACAAACCGAAACACCGTGGAGTATCCAAGTAAATTTCACGGTACCTCAATCGAGATTCGAGATACATGCATCTAACGGTCTAAACCTGCAACTCAATTACTCGTTTATAGCTGGTGACGTCCTGCAGATCGATTATGTCGGTCGAAAAGTGACTCTAAACGGAAACGATCTAAGGAGCGCTGTGAGTATGAGTAGTAATTTTGTAGAGTTGGATGTAGGTGAGGTTAGGTTGAGGGCCATCCATGTGTGTACGCTTAAATATGATGAGAAATACTTGTAAAAAAAAAGACCTAGTATCCTAGGTCAACTAAGACAAATTTTTATAAAATTTTCTCCTAAAGGTGTTTTACTAACCGCACCTTTACCTATTACACAGTCTTTGTATTCTTGAGATATGTCTGCTTGTTTTTCAATTGTTTTAAAAATCTGCGTTTCTTTAAATTTATCGTAATTAAAATCAGGACGATAAATACTATAAGATATATTTAGTAAACCTAATCTATTCAGATTATTTAAAGAACTAGATATCGCATAATAATTTTTATGATCCATAGTAGGTTCAAATATGTTAGTTAAAATTGGATTGTAACCTTCTCCATCATTAAAATTTGCTCTTATCTCACATAAAGCATATGATTTTTTGTTTTTAAATCGCTCTATGTTTTGTGCGTCTAAGGAATCTAACTGTTTAATGATTTCTACAAAAGATGGATGAGTACCGTCAATTTTCGTTTTATCTATAGATGAAGCAATTAAATTAGCAAACATATTTCGAAGTTCTTCAGAATCTATGTAGTATTTAGAAGCTTCGATAGCTGGACCTACTATACTAATATTAGGTTCAGTAATATTCTCTGGTGGTATAGCTTGTGTTTTTTCTTCAATTTTTTGTTTATAGAGTTCAAGGTTTTTTTGGTGTCTTGTTTCTTGCTTCTTAACCCAAAGTCTAAGGTGGTTACCGACACCTAGTTCCCAAAGGTTAGTAAGAGTATCGCCTGCTGCTTTTGCTGGGGGAGATAGAGCGTTGTCAATAAATTTAGGGACTATGTTTATATCCATGGTTTCACCTCCTTATTTAAATACATTATAAAGGAGAATTGGAAATGGAAACAGTATACAATCATCCTTTTTTGACAACTTGGTTTATATTTTTACTAGGATTTTGGTTAACTATTGCTTTTAGTCAGATCAAAAAGGATTAGTTTAATTGAAGAATTTTATAGAGAGGAGAAAAAAATGTCAGAAATCTACATTTTTGACCGAGATGACAAATTACTTACTATTATTAGTGAGGATACAGGGCTTGTCAGTGCAACAGTACGGGAGGAATTAAACCGTGTGCCTGACACGCCTTTTTCTTTTACCATTGAAGCTGATAGCGAGAACGCCCAATACGTCAAAGAAGAACATCAGGTAGTTTTTCGTGATCGTGAAGGCGATCTAAGATTGTACGTCATCAAGGAGTTAGACGACATCGACAATATAGATGGTCCACAAACAACTGCAACATGCGAACCCAATTTTGTGGACGAACTAAGTGACAATGTCATTGAAGATCGTCGTTTTTCGGATAAAGAAGCACAAGAAGCGATGGATGCAGCTCTTCAAGGTACCCGCTATACTGGTGAAGTCGAAGTGAACTTAGGGCTTGCAAGCACAAACTTTTACCACCTGTCATCGATCAACGCTATTTGGAAGATACGAAATACGTGGGGCGGTGACATTAAAGATGTCGTTGAGTTTAACGAGGAAAATAATATTGTCGCTCGTAAGACCAAGCTTGTACAAAGGTTGGGTAAGGATCACGGACAGCGTTTTGAGATTGATCACAATATAACCGAGATACAGCGTACTGTATTGAGTTATCCCAAGACTGCATTATACGGTTGGGGAGCGTCACTAGAAACTGATGGTGGTGGTTATACACGTTATATTGATTTTAGTGACGTAGAATGGTCAGTTGCAAAAGGAGATCCAGTTGACAAACCTCGAGGTCAAAAATGGGTCGGTGATCCTAAAGCATTACAAAAATACGGTCGATTAAAAGATGGAGTACGGATCCACCGTAAAGGTCAATATAGTAACCATGACATTGAGGATCGTGTTGAACTCTTAAAAGCTACATGGCAACAATTGCAAACTGAGCAACAGCCGGAGGTTTTATATAAGCTTTCGGTTGATTTATTTGAGGACAGAGTAAGTCTTGGTGATACAGCTATTGCAATTGATCGTTATTTTAGCAGACCGATTGAAATACAGGCTCGCGTGATAGCAGTTGAATATGATCTGATGGATCCGGATAACACAGCAGTCGTAGAGATGGGGCAATTTTTAAATTTGGACGATGATCGTATTGAAGAGTTAGAGAATGAAATAGAAAGGATTGGAAATCGTCCACAACAAGTAACAGACAAAAGTTACCCAAACATTAAACCATCCAGACCTGTGAACCTACGAGCAGAAGGTGGAATTGAAGTAATACAGCTGTATTGGACTACGCCGATGAAATTTTTATCAAGCACTATGAAGTATACGGATCCCAAGTCAAAGATTTTGTGCCGGAAAGTCAACATCTATTATGGCGTGGTCAAGTAAGTGCTTTTGCTCATACGGTCGGTACCGATCAAACCTGGTATTACTATGTAAGAGCTGTAAATTATCAAGACACTCCTAGTGACTGGTCAGTGAAAGTGACAGCTTCTACACATCGAGTAATTAGTGACGATATTCTGTTTGGTCCCGATCTAGCGAAACACTTACGTGAGTTAAATCGCATAAGTGATATCATTGGTGAGGGCGGTGTAGATTTTGAAAACATTTCGGAACATGCTCGTAAACTCTTAGAACAAGAAGCGAGAGTATACACGGATAAAGAAGTGGAACGCATACAAAGAGAACTGTTGGAAGACTTGGCAGAAAAGGCAAATCTTGATTACGTAGATGGGCAATTTAGGTTAATGGATGAGGAGATCAGATTTGTCACAGACACGGTCGATAACCTAACAACCATTTCCGATAATTTACGTGAGCGAGTGGCACAAAATGAACAAGCATTAGCCGAAGCGGATGGTAAAATTGTTACTATCGAGACTGAGATTGATGACATAGAGGTAGGTTGTCTTTGACCATCGACGAGTTGTCGGTCATTGATGATACGATCCAAAATCAACAGATACAGATTGAGGCTAATGCAGAAGCTATATCTCTAAAGGCGAGTCAAGATGAAGTTGATACCTTGTCTGGGAACATCAGCTCTATGAATACGACACTACAGATACTTGCTGGCGAAATCGAGATGAAGGTTAGTAGCGAAGAACTAAAGCAAGTAGACGGTAGGATAACTAATTTATCTAGTGATGTAGCTACCTTAAGGGTATCTGTGGATGGTATGTCCTCTAGTGTTAGTTCCCTTCAGTATGACCTTAATGGTGTTATAAACAGGGTATCTCGAGCAGAAAGCTCAATCGAGCAGAATGCAGAAGCAATTAAGCAAAGGGTGACGAGAACCGAATTTGAGCAAATAGAAATCTACCGTATAGTCTCAGTTAGATACAACAATTCAGGATTCCAAAGGTACCACAAGATGTCCGGTCTTTACAGAGGGGATACAACTTTATGGGGTGATAGTTCCGGTAATGACCGATCATATACTTTAAGCATTTATGATAGATCTTCTAGGACATGGGAAAGTCATACCCGATATGACATTTATACCGACGAGAATGAGGCTTTACTTTTAGCAGAGCACCTTAACAGTCTAGGGAATGACAAATTAATTATATTGGTAGGAGCTCATGCCGCTGAGCAGAATCGGCTAACTAATGGCTTACCTAAGGCCATTTATAGATGTGGTGGGTCTAGGGATGTATTCGAAGTTGCATGGGGTAATACAAGAAAAGAGTATATTCTAGTTGGAATAGCAGGAATGGGTGAAGGTAAGGGTAACGAGTACTTGTCTTCTACTGATGTTCCGTGGTTAGACGTTCAGCTAATCATAAACGGAGGGAATGTACAATTTAATAACTATCATGAAAATACTCTAACTAGACTAACTCATGCGGAAAGTTCAATCGAGCAGAATGCAGAAGCCATAACACAAAGAGTGACTGTCTCTCAGTATAGTACCGATCAAAATGGAGTTATTACTAGGTTGAATGATGCCGAATCTTCAATTGAACATAATGCAGAAGCTATTACACAAAGAATTACTTTGACCCAGCTTAATAATGGATTAGATAGGAAAGGTAAACTCTTCAGGGCAGTAGCTAGGGCTTGGAATGGAGGAGGAAATAATCGCTACCCTGTTACTTCTGGACTTCATGATGAAGAAGGAAATCATATAAGTTACGAAAATGCGCCTACAAGTTCTAGTGATCGTTCATATATTTTATATGTGATGAATAGATCAACTGAAAATTGGGTTTTAAGAAAATTATATGATGTTTATACTACCAATACAGAAGCTACTAGATTGGCTAATGACTTAGCTCGGTATGATGAGAACTATTTGGTGATCCTAATAGCCGGACACTCTCCAGAAAGGAATAGATTAGCTGGGGGGCTACCAGCACAAATTCGTAGATGTGGTGGATCTCGAGAAATCTTTAATGAGAGTGAGGGTTGGGGCGGTGGAGCTAACTATATCCTAATAGGTATTCCCGGAATGGGTGAAGGAGCAGGTCTTGAATATTTCCGTCCAGTAGGTACAACCATTAATTATGGGGGATGGTTAGACGTTACTTTCACAATTAAGGATGGAACAGTTGACTTTGGGAATAACGATGGTTCTTTAGCCTTGAGTAGAGTTAGTCGAGCTGAATCCTCTATCACTCAACTAGCAGATAAGATAGAACTTAAAGTTGATGTTGATGGTATCGTATCAGCAATCAACCTATCGAAAGAAGGTATCCGTATACAAGGTAGCCTCATACACCTAGATGGCTTAACGCTAATCGATAACGGGATTATCCAAAACGCACACATTGCGAATTTGTCAGCTACTAAGATCACAACCGGAACGATGCATGGGAACCGTATCCAAGTAAACACGTTAAACGGTAATCGTATTACAGCTGGTACGATTACAGCTGATCATTTGAACGTGGCGAATTTGTCTGCTGTATCTTCTAACTTAGGCACAGTGCGAGCAGGTCGTTTACTAAGTAACAATAATAACATGGACCTTAATCTCAATACGGGTAATTTAACGATGCAAAATGCCAATCTAACGATTGCTAACGGAGCTAAAATTGATTTTGACGATCCTGGTAACCGTATTACGTATCGTTTGTATGACAGTACATCATCATTAACACGGTCTGCTGGTATGGGTGTCGGGAATCGTATTGGAGGTCGCTACCCATTTGTTTATATTGGGACAACTGGGGCAAGCGAATTAGATACATTAAATCAATTTTTTACAGGGTTAATCGTAAACACTAGTGCTGCTATCGCTAATGATGATGCGGCAATCAGCCTCAATGGAAATAGAGTGCAATTGCGTAATCAAGCAACCGGATTTGAGAAAGGTGTTACATTTGACTGGTCTGGAAATAATCCAACTATGTCCTTTATGAATAGTGCGGTTGACTATGCTTATGACATTAGAACGCTTAATCAATTATATGTCAGACAAACCTTTGTCGTAAGAAATACGACGAACCAGCTAAGTGGTTGGCGGCTCGAATCAGCTTATTCAGGACAAGGTAGAGACATCACATTAAGAGGATTAAATGGAGGGAGTTATAACTACCAAATCGGGGAGAATTCACAAACTCATGCAATACGTAACATTTATCTACGCAATAATCCAGTCGTTGTATCTGATTCGAGATTAAAAACAGATATTAAAGCTAATACACTAGGGCTAGATTTTATTAATAGTATTGAAACCGTAACGTACCAACTCACAAGAGATAAGGATGGGACAAACACGGGCGTTGTAGCACAAAACATTTTGTCAGCTTTAGATACGCATGGCTCGTTAGATGATTATAAATGGTGCAACGGTCTGATGAAGATGGATTTTTAAGTGTTCGATATGAACAGTTAATAGCACCAACAATCAGAGCAATCCAGGAGTTAGACGTAAAAGTTAATGACGAGGTTAATAATCTTAAGCTCAAAATTCAGTATTTAGAAATGAAAATAAAACAATTAGAGGAGAATGTAGCATGAAATTACAATATAAAGACTTGAAGGTTGCAGCAGACTTTTTGAAGAAGATATCGCTGAAAGGTAAAAAATCGGTGCATCGTATGCGAATCGTAAAAGTTCTGGAAGAGCAGAATAAGAAGTTTGCTGAAGAAGAATTGGAGTTGTTGAAATCATATGCTGAACTGGATGAGCAAGGGGAATTAGTACCAACGCAAGGAGGTGGTTTCAAGATTAAGGAGGACAAAGACAAGAAGGAATTCAGAAAACAACAAGAAGAATTGTATCAAGAGTATTTCGTAGTCGATGACAAGAACTTAGAAACAGCATTGAAAACAGTAGAAGAAGTAGTCAACGACTATAACAAAGAGCTTTCTGACAAAGATGCAGAGGCTCATTTTTTATTGGTCGAAGCATTTGAAAATAAGGAAGGAGATGAATAATGATGGGACTTATTGAGAAATTGCAGATACAAGTAAATGGTACAAGGTTCAATAGTGATGATACGGTCCGTGTCGATTTTAGAGGTGTCGATCAACAGGGTGAAATTAATTTGAGTGGTTATGTTGTGGGGACGATGGATGAGTACTTTACGTATGCTGGGCAAGGCATGGAAGGGTTGCAGGAGTTTACTCGTCAAAAAATTGTTGCACGTTTAAATAGCGACACAGAAGATGTACCTGGAGCCGATCAGTAAGGCTTTTTTATTATGGTCAAAATAGGGCTAGCAGTTGCTAGCTCCTTTTTAAATTAAAGGAGATGGAGAAAATGGTTATGTTTAATTTAGAGAGTTTAGACGTGGTTAGAATGTACTTGTTTGGAGATGTGAAGTTTTTACACTTGCTGTTGTTACTGATGGCTTTAGACATTTTAACAGGTGTCTTTAAGGCCATTAAAAAAGGTAACCTGTGGAGTAGGAAGTCATTGTTTGGCTATGCACGTAAGTTAATGATTTTGGTCGTGATCATCTTGGCCAATGTGGTGGATCAAATATTAGGGATGGGCGGTGCGATTACATACGCAACCGTTCTTTTTTATATTGCAAATGAAGGATTATCCATTTTAGAAAACATGGCTGAAATTGATGTGTTAGTTCCAACCAGTCTAGCGGAAAAATTGAAAGTGATGGAATCAAAGAAAAGTCCGACCTTGACACAGGAAATAAAAAAAGAAGTCATTGGATCAGATGTGGAGAAAAATTGAAGGGGGATAAGTAATTATGGTTGCAATCAAAAAGCAATTAGTATCACATTCTGTTGTTAACCAACGATCGTATGGACGCGGTAATAAAAAGACGTCAATCACTGTCCACCAAACAGGAAACACAAATAAAGGGGCAAATGCACAAGCTCATGCTAATTTGCAATCTAGGCTCAATAGCCGTCAAGCTAGTTGGCATTACCAAGTAGATGACAAAGATATTATTCAGTCGTTTGATGATGACGTGATGTGCTGGGCTGCTACTGATGGTCGTGGACCAGGTAACACGACTTCGATTCACGTTGAATTGTGTATCAATAGTGATTCTGATTACAAAAAGACATTGGAACTTGGTGCTACTCTTATTAAGCATTTAATGGACAAGCATGACTTATCTATCAAAGATGTTAAGCAACATGCTGATTGGGCAAATAAGAATTGTCCTGCACAATTAAGAGCTGCGAAAGATGGCATCTCTTGGTCTGACTTTTTAGAGATGATTGAGAGGAAAGGAAAGCAAGTAAAGGGTGACGTGAAAAAAGCTCCTGAGAAGCTAACAAGCCTAAGTCGTCCACAACAGCTACAAAGCCAACTGGTGATGCTTTTGTACGTGTAATCCAAAAATGGGTAAATAATTTCGGATTTAAGATTACAATTGATGGATTGCCGGGTCCACAAACACTAGGTGGATTAATTCGTGTGCTACAAAGTGAGCTTAATCGTCAGTTTCATGCAAAATTAGTAGTAGATGGGATTATGGGTCCTAAAACACGTTCTAAGCTAGTCACTGTTCGTAATGGTGCGAGAGGGAATCTTACACGAGTACTGCAAGCGTTGCTCTACATTAAAGGGTTTAATCCTGGTCCACTTGATGGTATTTTTGGCGGTGGAACAGAGAAAGCTGTACGTGATTTTCAACGTGCACAAGGTATTACTGTGGACGGTATTGTTGGTCAGCAGACTTGGGGACGGTTATTCAGATAATAAAAAATAGCCCTTCACTGTAGTGAGGGGCTAATAATAAAAGGAGAATGTAGTGTGAGTCAAAAAATTCAACAACTGGAAAATGAAATAAAGGAACTACAACTAAAGATAAGTGTTTTGGAAAACATTTTAATATCAACTGTGCCTGAATGGGCAAAAGATCCTCTAAAAAAAGTAGGTGATAAGGGAGAAGTACCATATCCATTCCTAAAAACAGATACTTATGGAAGTTACGATTATTATCGTATTATTGCGTTACTAGTGAGAAATCAAATTATTTAAGTAATTTCTTTAAATTTTCTACTATCTCCGACTTAGTAATAAATGCCGAGTTAAGAGCATTTATATTTGAAATAGAAGGGCTGTATTCTTTTACTATATCTGCGGTAACGTTATGCCAAATTGGTAGTATCATTTGTTCACCAGTACTACTTTGCTTAGATAAAATTCCATCTAGTTCATAGTTTGTCCAATACTTTTTTATAAAGGAAGGGGATATTACAACAATACCGTAACGAGAACTAGAAAGACCTTTATCAATTTCTTGACGGATACTGCCACCCCATGGGATATCATTTGAATCATACCAGGTTTTTATTCCAGATTCATTTAATAAATTGGCTAACTCTTCTACAAAGTCATCTTTATCATCGGCGGAATGGGAGATGAAAACATCATATTCTTTGCTTTCTTCCTGCTCGGGTAAAAGTTCATTTTGTACGGTAGCATTAGATAACAATGTTTGTTGTTGGTTTTCATATTCTCTAATTCTCATTTCTTGAAGTTCAAACGCTTTTTCCTGTTCTTTCTGTCTATTTTTAGATAATTCAAGAGATGTATTATTAATTTCTGTATTCTTTTTGTTGATTTTATTTAACAGATCAGATTGTTTCTCCTTTGCTTTTTGAATTTTTTTATTTTCTCTATCAATTTCTCTTAATTTACTATTAATTGTGGACGAGTTTTTTGTTTTAGAAATAGATGAATTTGCATTGTTTACTTTCTTCAATGCATTTGCTTCATCTTTCATTGCAGATGCACGTTGACTTTCTAATGTATTTAATTCCCTGTGTAGCCTTTTTAGCTTTGTTTCTAAAAATGATATGCTCATGTGTCAACCTCCAATTTAGTATTTATTTTAAATATATACCACAAAATACAAGTAGAAAGATAGTTTCTATTCTCCTGATAAATAAATTACACTAATCAAACAATCAACATTAATTGTTAAAATGTCATCCTCTGCCCTTACTTTTATATACTTTTCGTACTGATCCACGTGATCGACCACTCCAATGATCTCGTCAAAGCCACCATTAACCCAATAAATAATTTTAACTTCAAGTTCGTGTCTCAAACTATCCATGACTATATGGCCAATCTCTGCAAGCTCTTGTTCGTCCAGAGTAGGTTTAGATATTTTATCTTGTGCAGCATGCCAATGTTTTAGAGCAATATCATGTTCCGGTAATACGAATTTCATGTGCCACAGTTTGTTGCCTCTTTGTAATTTTTCCATAAGATCACCTCATCTACATTATACGCAAACAAATGTTCTGTTTCAAGTTGAACAGAAACGTACGTTCGTATATAATAAACATGAGGTGATCATGATGAATGAACTAACCAACAAGCAGAAAAATGTAATAGTGACAATTAATAAATATATAAATAAAAACAAGTACTCTCCTACAACAAGAGAACTAGCCGATTTACTTAATCACAAATCTACATCTACTACGCACGGACATTTAGTTAAGCTTAGAAAAAAAGGGTATGTTGATTGGGTTGAATCTAAACCCAGAACTTTACGAGTGTTGAAAGGAGAAGAGACCAATGAGAGGGTTACTGCAAAGAGCAGCTGACGCTAATGTGAAGTTACAAATTATTTATCTTTCGGATAAAGGCAGATGTCTCAAAGGTTTGTAAGAGTAATTACTGTAAATGAAACTCATCTTGTGTGTTATTGCTATCACAAAAAACAAAGAAGAATCTTTAAACTTGAAAATATATTAGCAGCTGATGTAAAAAGAAAGAGAGTAAGTTCGTTTTAAATGAAAATGTATACACCTTAGAG